TAATTGGGATGCTTTCAGTGCATACCTTATAGCAGATCAAAGCAAACGATTGACTGACGACTCAATTGTCAAGCTTCGTATGACACTGACTAAAGCAAAGATGTTTATTCCGCATCATGCTCACGAAGAAGTAATCAAGACCATCATTGAGCTAGATTACCTGTCTCAGATCATGGAGGAATGCGAAAAAGTAAAGGAAGGCTCTAGCGATTTAGAGCATGTACACATTCTAGCAACAGATGCTCTTAAGAGCGTGGAGAGATACATTGAAAAAGATGAGTTATTTGTTAGTGCTGATTTATCTAGTATTGCAGATCGCATTAGTAGTTCTGGCTATGAGTGGCGGTTGGACGTACTTAATAGGTCTCTTGGCCCTCTTCGCACCGGGAATTTCGTTATTGTTGCTGCTCGAGTGGAGGTAGGCAAAACAACATTCTTAGCAAGTGAGGTCAGTTACATAGCTCAACAACTTCCTAAAGGTCGTCCTGTTGTGTGGGTCAACAATGAAGAAGAATCTTCAGTTGTGTTCTTTCGTATTGTTCAAGCTGCACTTGGTCAAGAAAGCTCTTTGATTATTGCTAACTCACCAGCAGCTATGGATAGGTACACAGTTCTTATGGGTGGAGACAAGAACAAGATACGTGTTACTAAAGACACCAATCATGTACGTGATCTTGAAACTTTGTTTAGAGAAGTTAATCCTGGATTAATTGTGTTTGACCAGCTAGACAAAGTAGATGGGTTTAACAAAGGAGATGATCGTGAGGACATCAAACTTGGCAAAATTTACAAATGGGCTCGTGAACTTGCTCGTACTTATGGGCCTGTCATTGCAGCTTCTCAGCTTAGTGCTTCGGTTGTCGATCTTAAAGACCCTCCGTTTATCGGCATGGATGCTCTCCGTGGAAGTAAGACGGACAAACCGGGTGAAGCGGATGTTGTACTCACAATTGGTAAGTACAAAGAACCCAAAAGCCCCGAAGAAGAAATGATTCGGACTATCAATGTTCCTAAGAACAAACTACCTGGAGGAGGAAGCAAACACGTAGAAACAGAACGACACGGACAATACTTAGTAACCATAGACCCTGTTAGGGCTAGGTTTGAATAAACAATCAACATAGGTGGAAAACCATGACCACTCCGCTATTCGTAGCAATTGACGTTGAAACAACACTCAACGGCAATGAAGATATAGGACTAGCTCACCCTATGAGCCCCGACAACAGAGTTGTTCTGTTTGGAATTTCAAATACTGGTGGAGAACCTCGTGTAACAGATAATCCCAAAGACTTTAAACGGGCTGTAGGAGAACTCATTGGCTTAGAGCCAACTTACTGTGGACACAACATATCTTTTGATCTTTTGTACTTGTATCGTGAAAGCATACACCTTAAAGAAGTGTTTCAAAAGCACAAGATTTGGGACACACAAATTGCTGAGTACATTCTCAGTGGTCAACGTACCAAGTTTTCTAGTCTTGATGAGCTGTCTATTAAATATGGATTTCCAGTCAAAGATGACAAAATTAAAGCTTACTTCCAAGCAGGTTTAGGGTCTGACAAGATACCCCGTGAAGAGCTTGAACCATACCTTAAGCAAGACTTAACAAACACTTGGTTCATAGCCCATAGACAGTACAAAGAAGCTGTTAAAGAGGGTCAGTTAACTTTGATCCTCACTCAGATGGAAGCACTCCATGCAACCACAGAGATGATGTACAACGGTCTATACATTGATAAACCAAAGCTTGATGAGTACACAGTAGAAGTGGTTAACAACTACGTTGAAGTAAAGCTCAACTTAGAAGATGTTGCTAGAGGATACATCGAAGACATTAATAGTCCTAAACAATGGAGTCAGTTTTTCTTTGGTGGTAGCAGAAAAGTTAAGATCAAAGAAGAGGTTGGTGTTTACAAAAATGGCAACACTAAGTACAAGCTAGTAGAAAAAACAATCAAAATACCACCATTTATCAAGTACGTACCAGACCCAGAAAAGGTGTCTGCAAAGACTGGGCAGATCAGTGTTGATGACTCTGTGCTTAGCGATATGCTTAATCACACAATTGATGCTAAAGCAATTAGCTTAATTAATCAATTATTAAAATATCGAGAATTATCTAAACAACTTTCTACTTATGTGCAAGGTCTAAGTAAGCATATTATTGGAGACTTTATACATGGCAAGCTAAATCACACAGCAACCGTAACAGGTCGTTTGTCTTCAACTAGCCCTAATTTACAAAATATCAGTAATAACCCTATAAAACAAATCTTCACATCGAGGTTTAATGATGGGTTTATTGTTGAGGTTGACTTTAATCAGCTTGAGGTTGTTGCTTTAGCACATGTTACTAAGGACAAGCAGTTGATAGCTGACATTGGTGGTGGAGCAGACATTCACTCTGAACTGTACAAAGACATGTTTGGTAAGTATCCAACTAAAGAAGAACGTAAGCCATTCAAAGCTAGGACGTTTCAATTGATCTACGGTGCTGGAGCTAAAGCCATTAGCAAACAAGCAGGATGCAGCTTAGATGAAGCAAAAAAGTTTGTTGATGTCTTCTACACTCGCTACCCAAAAGTAGGAGAGTGGCATAAAAACTTTGCAGCAGAAGTAGAACGCAACTCTACGTATTTAAGAGATGCAGACGGACTTCTTGAGAAGCTTAAGACGTATGTTTTAAAAACTGAAACAGGAAGAAAATTTACATTTAAAGAGTACTACAGCGAAAGTTCTTGGTCTGCAAAGACTTACAATTTCAGCCCAACAGAATTAAAGAATTATCCTATCCAAGGTCTAGCAACTGGCGATATTGTCCCCATGATGTTGGGAATTATCTTTAAGAAGCTAGTCGGCAGAGAAGACGTAAAGATGGTCAACACAATACACGACTCATTGATGTTTGACGTTAAGAAGGAAGCAGTCGTTAACTTTATTTTGGAGATTACAGACACACTCAAAGAAACACACAAATACTTCAATGAGATATTTAAAACGCCATTGGCACTGAAGCTCAACGCAGGTGCATCGTATGGTATCAATTGGTTCAATATGGAAGAAGTTTAATATGGTAATGATGACAGGTGTAGTGGAAGCCGTATCCACTAAAGACGTAACGACTAAGTTTGGTGTCAAACCAACCTATTTGTTTAAGGTCAATGGAAACTGGATCAAGTGTGGGTTTAAGAATCCCAGTGTTGATGTTGGTTACACCGTTGATTTTGATGGTGTTACTGGTACGTATGGTGTAGAGACTAAAGCAGTCAACGTCACTAGTCGCACAGCAGCACCTGTAGTCCCAGAGACTGCAGCAGTAAAGGTATCTCCCAAAACCTTTGGAGGTGGTGGAGGTTACAAAGAGAAAGTATTCCCCATTCCTGCTCTACACGGTGATCGTGCAATTGTTCGTCAGAACGCTCTAGCTCGTGCAACCGATCTTTATATCGCTGCAAGAGGTGCTAAACCCTTTGAGTTAGAAGAGTCTACCCTTGATGTAATCATTAAGTTTGCTCGTAAGTTTGAGGCTTACACAGCAGGTGATATTGATATGCAAGAAGCTATGGCAGAAAATATTGACGAGCAAGAAGTTCAGAAAGAAATGTTTTAAAAGGAGTTAGTTATGGAACAAGTTAAACGAGGTCGTGGTCGTCCCCCTAAATCTAAGTTAGTTGAAGTAGCTGTTAAAGCACCTGTACAAAAAGATGCTTTGTTAAGTTTGGTTCAACAAAAGTTTATGGATGCCTACGGGTTTGAAACTACTGAAGCTCAATCACGACACTTTCTTTTGTCTTTGGTAGCTCAGATAGAACTGTAAGTTTTGGAGTCGTTAAGCCAGCATTTGAGGATGGTGACGTACAAGGTTTTCTGGCTTTCCCTTGTACCTAGTTGAAGCCCAAATCAAGACTCCTCCTATTTTTAAAGGTAAGTATGAAATGTCTAATTGATGGTGACATCGTAGTGTACAGAGCCGCAGCATCAGCAGAAGATGAAGAGCAATGGGTAGCCCTAGCTAGAGCAGATCAGATGATGCAAGACATCATTGCTGACACAGGAGCTACCTCTTACAACGTGTATCTCACAGGCAGTGGAAACTTCCGTAGAGAGATAGCTCCCAGCTATAAAGCTAACCGACCTGATAGTAGACCCGCACATTGGTCAGCAGTACGAGAGTTCCTAGTAACACAGCACAAAGCTGTTATATGCGATGGATTTGAAGCTGATGACCAGTTGGGCATAGATCAAGACAAGACTCATAAATCAACAGTTATCTGTTCGATAGACAAAGACTTGCTTCAGATTCCAGGTAGGCACTACAACTTTGTTAAAAAAGTGTTCCAAGAAGTAACGCATGATGAAGGTATCAAAGCTTTGTACATGCAGAGCCTCATAGGAGATCGCAGTGACAACATCATTGGTGTTCAGGGTTTAGGCCCAGTTAAGGCAGCTAGAGCCTTAGACGAACTGCTTCCAGAGGAATACTACGACAAGTGCAGAGAGCTATACAACGACGATGAAAGGTATCACCTCAACATGAAGTTACTTTACATCTGGCAAAAGCCTAACGACCAATGGCAACCGCCCAACAGCCGCGAAGCGGAGCCCACAGCATCCAATTCTTTTCCCCACGGGGAAGATTTGGCAACACAACCAACAACATAAGGCGGCAATGCCAAGACCTAAACGACATAACCCAGCAGGGTATAAAAGCGGATTGGAATCTAAGTTCCAAGCTGCTTGCGAAGCAAAAGGATGGAAACTTCCTTACGAGATGGACAAGATTAAATACACCATCCCTGAGAGCAAACATACCTACACACCAGACTTCACTGTTACTGAGAACGTTTACATAGAGACCAAAGGTCTATGGGCTGGTACTGATAGAAAAAAAGCAATTTTAATCAGAGATCAACACCCACACATTAAGATTCTCTATGTATTCCAACGTAACCAGATGTTGTCTAAAAAGAGTTCCACATCGTATTTAGATTGGGCTAACAAAAATAA